TAATCCACGATAATCTTTTAGGAAACACATATTTGTGTTATTCTAATAATAGGGGTGATTAAATGGACATAGAGAAAAATAAGATTTACAATATGGACTGTCTAGAAGGAATGAAGTTTATCCCTGACAAGTCAATAGATATGATTTTATGCGACCTGCCATATGGTACTACCGCTTGTAAATGGGATAATGTAATACCTTTTGAGCCATTATGGGAACAGTATGAAAGGGTTATTAAAGATAATGGGGCTATTGTATTAACGGCTAGTCAACCGTTTACAAGTAAATTAATAATGAGCAATCTCAAAATGTTTAAGTATGAATTGATTTGGGATAAAAATTATGGTGGATCACAAGGGGTAGCTAAATATAGACCGATGCCAAGCCACGAAAGCATATTGGTATATGCTAATGGCAAAACTACCTATAATCCACAAATGCGTACTGGGAAACCATACAATGACAAAAGAAGTGGAGAGAGATCAAAAATCAATGGCAATGAACACAAATTCGGTTATAAGAATAATTTTGATATACAAAATAAAGGAGTTAGGTATCCATTATCTGTTATAAAAATACAAAAATATAACATAAAAGGGCAACACCCCACCCAAAAACCCGTCCCATTATTTGAATACCTAATCAAAACCTACACCAACGAAGGTGAAACCGTGCTTGATAACTGCATAGGGAGTGGAACGACTGCAATAGCGTGTATGAATACGAAGCGGAACTATATAGGATTTGAGTTAAATAAAGAATATTTTGATATAGCAGAAAAAAGAATAAAAACACATTTCGTGCAAGAGGTTATTAATGGCTAAAGAGAGCATGGCAAAGGTAATAACTGAATATTCGTCAGTAGCACAGAAAATGTTCAATGAATCCGATATGTCGGATTCTATGATTGAAGTCGTTTCTGATATGTCTAAAATGATAAAGTACGAAATTCACGAATACCTCAATGTGCTGAACACTCCTGAAGCCGAAAAGAAGATAAGGGATTATGTGAAATTCTGCCATTGCGTCTTGTTGCCTTTGTTAGATGCCAAGATAATGGGGAAGAAATCCCAAATAGATAAGATAGGCAATATGAAGTACGGACTGGCACAGATACCTGAAAATATGCAGGAAGAGATGGCAAGGTATCTTGATTTGAGAGATGACATATACGCATTGGTGGCTTTCAGGTCTTTAAAGCACTTCGCTTTGTTCATGGAAGAGGACAAGCCTTTAGAAGAGCAGGACTGGCACAATGCAGGGGAACTGTTTGACGGATTATGGTTTCATGCGAACAGAATGATACTTGACGGAAGTGTTCAGTTCCTTGAAAAGCAGATGTTCACAGGTGCAGGGAAATCTTATTCGGACATAGTCATGATTGGGTTCATATTGGGTGTGAATATAGACAACGACTGCCTTAAAGTATTCGGAAACAAGGTAAATGTCACTCCTTGCATGAACTCTTTAGTTTCTTATATGACTTCAAGAAGATATGCCAAAGTATTCCCTTATTATGAGCAGTTCTCATGTTCGGAAGAAATGATGTTCGAGACATTAAAGAAAGCGTCAGGTCAGCTAAAGATAAGAGGTTCTAAAAGACCTGTTAATGTTCTTGTTACATCAAAAGACACGAATATAAGCGGTGTAAGAGCCAAGTACCTATTCATAGACGATATAACCCAAGAGAAAGACGCAGGGAATATGCGTATGCACGAGAGCGACATATCGCAGTTCAGCAATGTATGGAGAAAGAGGTATTATTATCAGGACAAGTTCAACATAATAGCGAGCGGTACGAGTTATTCGGTAAATGACATACTTTCATGGCTAAGGAATGAGTTCGGGGCAGGTAATCCCAAGAATGTAATAACCCACCCTTATACGGAAGTGGCTAAATGCGACACAATGAAAGAGAATGGCGAGGCTGTATTCGTAAAGATACCAAAATTAGACTATGATACCGATTTGGCTACATTTCCTAAGAAATACCCTACTAAACAAGCGAGGATAGAGAGAGAAAAGAATCGTGACAAGTTTGAGGCAATGGATCAGCAGAACCCGTTACCGCCTGAGGGAACTCCTTTCGCATATAAGAAGTTAGAAACATACACGCAGATACCCCATGAAGAATCCGATAACTGCTGGGCGTGTATCGACCCTGCAAGGACTGGCAAGAACTATGTATGTATGCTCATATTCCAAAAGACCTTAGTCGGTGCGACATACAAGCATTTCCTGAAAGACTGCGTATATGAAATGCGACCTATGGACGATATGTATTCGTTCTTTATCGAAAAGATAATAAACCACAGGATAACCAAACTTCACATAGAGAGAAACACAGACACATCATTAAAGCGCACATTGACTATGATGCTTGAAGAAAGGGGAGTAAGTTTCTGCTCTATGTCTGAAATCTACACGACCAAAAGGAAAGAGGATAAGATTTACGATATGGAAGCCACGATATTGAATAATGTGGTTTTCCCTTGTGAGGGAATGTATGCTAATAACTCCCAAATGGGTATGGCTATGAAGCACATAACCTCATATTCATACAAGACTAAAGCAGATTTTGACGATGCGCCAGACTGTTTAGCGATGTACTGTGAGAAGTTCGTAATGGAAGCGAGAAAACTGCCAAAAGCGCAGATATTAGATATAAGGAGGAAAAGATATTGATGGATAATCAGGTTTATATGACATTACTGTGTACTGATGATTACACGAATGGGGTGGTTTATTTAAAACACAACCTCGAAAGGGTAAAGGCTAAATACCCGTTGAAGTGCATAGTAGACGAAACAATCTCTAAAGAGGCTTTAGAAGTCTTAGAGAAGAATGGGATAGAATGGATTATGAAAGATATAATCCCTATTCCAGAAGTAATCAAAGAAAGGAACAAGAAAAAAGGGGTCGGGATATGGAATACGATATTCCAGAAATTGTGGATTTTCGACATGACCGAGTATTCCAAGATAGTCTACCTTGACAGCGACATAATGGTATTGAAGAATATTGACGAGTTATTCGACAAGCCTCATATGTCATGCGTAAGGGATTCTGCCAAGATACTGAAAATTCCTGAATGGGAAGGGTTCACAGAGATAAACTCAGGGGTCATGGTCATAGTTCCTGACAAGCTCGTGTTCAAGGAAATGATGAAGCAGATTGACAAGCACGCTTCACTTCCCAAAAACGGAACTATCAGAGACATCTGTTGTGACCAGTCGATAATAGACGAGTATTATTTCGGATGGATTGACCAGCCACATCTTCATCTGCCGATTTACTACAATGCCTTTATTGCGTATCTTGATAGGTATAAGGACTTTGATGAATCCGAATTGAAGATACTGCATTTCGCAGGGGGGGCGAACCTTAAATTCTTCCTGCCGAACTATAACCCTAAGTTCTTAGAGAACCTTTCAGATTCCATGTATAAGTATGCAATCTCCTATATGGCGAATATGAACACGATAAAGGATAAGCTAATACCTACCAAACTTTCAATCATAGTTCCACATTATATGGAATCAAGGGAAGTCATAAGACCTTTATTTGATTCGCTGAATAATCAGAAAGGTATAGATTTCAGGGAGTTTGAGGTAATCTTCTGTGATGACGGAGGCGATTACATAACTGACCAATTTTTAAACCAGTATGAGAACCTCAAAATCAAGAGAGTGAGAAGCCACATCAATACAGGGGTTGCAATGAATAGGCAGAGAGGGTTAGACGCTTCAAAAGGCAAGTATGTGATGTTCATAGACTGTGACGACTGTTTGTTCTCATACATCACTCTTAACAGAGTATTCCAAGTCTTAAAAGATTACCCTGACTATGAGATTTATAAGGGAAGATACCTTTCAGAGAGGATAATTGAGGGAACAGGGCAGACGGAATATGCTCCTTGCGAGGATATAACGCATTTTCATGGCAAGATTTACAATAAATCGTTCTTTGAGAAGTGGGGCATAAGGTTCAGCGACCTTTGCAAAGTAAATGAGGACACTTATTTCAATGGGATATGCTTCGCATTACAGCCTAAGACTGTGAACATAAACGAGCCTTTGGTGATATGGACTTACAACAAGGACAGTCTATCAAGAAGAAACCAGCAGGAAATCACATTTACAGGTCATATCGATTACATAGTCGCAAGGGAAATCACTTTAGACTTCCTGTTAGACAAGATACCGAATAACCATTGGATGTCTTTATTGGCGCAGTTCATTGCGATATTCTATTTCGATTCGCAGGGCAGGAACTGGAATAACTGCTTTATTTCAAGACCTGAACTGATAGACGAGATTGATGAGCATCTTTACCAGTTCTATAAGAAATACGAGCAGTTCATAGTTAAAATCAAACAGGAAGAATTTATAGCGAATTACAACAAAGTAAGAGTAAACAACTATACAAGCCCTGACTACATAGAAAGGGAACTGTATTACGATTACTGGGATAGGATAATCGAGAAACACAATAGGAGAGAGGCAGAAAATGATAAATAAATATGTTTCAAAGCCTTTACAGGCACACGCTTCACAATGGGATGGAGCGAACATAAAGGAAATGGAAAGGCTGTTAGACAAAACGGGTTATACCTGTGCGATAATGCGTGCAGGGAATGTGGCTACGCTCATAATCACGAAGCCTAATGATTTCAAGGCTGTGAGGTGCGTTTTAGGTTCTTACTTGATAAGGCACCCAAACGGAAAATTCGACATACTTGCCGAAAAGGATTTCGAGGAAAGATATGAAATCGTGAAGCCTTCTAAGGAAACAAAGAAATGAAAAGGGTATTGACACCCTATCGAATCCGTTATAAGTTTATAGCAGAAAGGGCGGACTATGCAGATTTTGAAATGTCCTAAATGCAAAATAGGGGAGCTGAGAATAATGGTCATGCAGGGTAACGAAGTGGATTTTGACCTCGCTAAAGCCAATCAGAAGATAATATGCCCTGTCTGTAAAAGGAAAATCTCATATTCGGTTCAGGCAGCAAAATAACTTAATAACAGCGACCGCTGATGACGGAGCGAATAAATGACAAGTGCTGATGACACCATTATAGCACTTGTTTTTTTATTTTAAGAAAGGGAAGAAATGCTATATTCAACAAACAGATACGAACTTGATTTCAAATATGCAGGGGTGAAGAAGATAACCCTTCCATTGAAGCCTGAACAGATAACACCGCAGGCTGTTTCAAAGAACTTCTCTTCCGTAATATCGACACATCAGGAAAATGCGAGGAAGATAAAATACCTTCTCAATTTCGTTGACGGAGAATTTCAGCCTATTGACAATAAGACAAGGAAATTCGAGAGCGCAGAAGAACATAACAATAAGACTAAGATGAACCACGCATATGCCCTTGTGACTTTTAAGGAAGGATTCATATTAGGAGAGCCGAGAGAGTTCGCTCAGAAGTCAGAGATTATGACTGATGACTTGAAATACCTTGACAAGTTTCTTACCGACATAAACTTCTTCTCTAAAGATTTGCAGATAAAACACAATATGTATGCTACTGGAATAGCCACATCTTATGTAATGCCGAGAACTGAAATTATAATGGACTTAGGTGACGGCAGAGCGAGGTACAAGACGAAAGAGGAAGGCTATGACGCAGATAACGATTCGCCTTTCCTTTATGAGTGCATAGACAGCCAGTCAAACGCAGTCGTGTATTCCTCATATATAGGGCAAGAGGGTGACGGAACTTTGTTCTGTTTCAACCAATACGAGGAAGTAAGCGATAACAACCGTACAAGGCAGTTTTACAAGGTTTTCGCTCATGGGTGGACTTGTGTATTTGATGACAAGTACAAGCCTATATTAAGCACTTATAAAGAGAGTAATCCGTATTACGATTATCTCCCTATGGTGGAACATTCTTATAATTTCAGGCGAATCGGAATTGTGGAAATGGTTTATGATCTGCTCAACAACATAAACACCATAATCTCATGTTCAATCGATAACATAGTAGATGTGGTCAATCAGATTTTAGTATTCATAAACTGCGAGATTGAAAATGCAGACAAACTTATAGAAATGCTTGAAAAGGGTGCGGTAATGCTTCCGCCTACTTACAACAACGACCCTAAGATAGATAAGATAAGCCTTGAAGTGAACCACGAGAAGATTAACATACTGTTAGAGCAGATTCTGACAAGATGTTATGACATAGTTGGTGTTCCATTAGCGAGCGCCAATGTGACATCAGGCGGTGATACAGGCGAAGCGAGATTATTAGGCGGTGGCTGGACTAACGCATACACGATAATCAAAAGGGATATACTTGCTATGCAGGAAGCTGACAGGGCGATACTTAAAAGATTTATCGATATCGCCAAACTGAACCCTGCTAACAAGCTGAATGAAGTATCACCTAATCAGGTAGACATAAAATATAACATAAACATGACAGACAACCTTATGAGCAAGACGCAGGGAATACAGAACCTTGTAGATGTGAATATGCCGTTTGAAGACATTCTAAGGGCAGTTCCATTATTCGGTGATGTAAAGACAGTCGCTTCAAGGTGGGCTGAAAATGTAGAGAGATTGAAGAACGAACAGCAGACGATAGGGCAGGAAGCGAATATGGATAATCCAAGCGCACAGCTTGATGATTAATACAGGCAGAGAAGCCTTAAACCACAAAAGACAGAGAAGTCTATAACCACGAAATTTGCTTTAGAAAGCGGACAGAGAAGTCCTATAAAACGCAAGGAGTATGAACTATGGCAGAGAATGTAGAAACACCAGCAGTAGAAACACAGACAGAAGCAGTACCTGATTTGCAGAAAACCCAAGCGGAACTTGAAGCCGCATTGGCGAGAGAGAAGAAACTGAAAGAGATCTTTGATAAGACGGCTTCCGAAGTTGCGGAATACAAACGCAAGGAAAAGGAAAGAATGTCAGATGAAGAAAAGAAAGCGGCTGAAATCGAAGCCCTTAAAAACGATTACAAGGCTGTAACCTTAGACCTTAACAAGACTAAAGCCGAGAGCATATTCGCCAAGAAAGGGTGGGCTGAAACGGAGTACAAGGGAGTTATCGAGGCATTGGCTTCAAATGTGCCACCTGAAAAGATGTCAGAAGTCGCTTCGGAGATAACAAAACTTGTAGACGCAAGGGAAGCCAAGACCGCAGAACTTACAAAGACTTCATTGACAAAGGATATGGATTCAACCATAAAGAAAGATACAGGCAATACAGTTTCAGACTTCAAGGCATTTCAGGAACAGAGAAAACCGACTTTTGATAAAAAAGTTAAATTTTAAAAAGGAGCATAAAACATGAGTAGACTATACTTAAACAATCCCAACTGGTTGGGAAGTGAAGTCGGAATCGTGCTAAAGACAATCACTTTAGATACAACATTCGCAACTTATGTTACTGAAAACGGCAGAAAAGTCGTTAAATCAGGAACATTCGTAAACGATGCGGTAATAGGCAAAGGACTGCTTTGGAATGATATCGACATCACAGAGGAAAAACAGGAAGCATCATTGATGATAAGAGGTTCTTACATAGACGCCAACCTGCCAGCAACAGTGGCAGCAGAAGCGTCTAACCTCGCTGCACGAGGCTTGTACGCTTTCGTAGAGGGAACTACAACCAGACCTTCATTCGGTTCACCTGATTTGACAGCACTTGATACAGTCACAGTCACGGTAGCCAAAGGTGACATCGCATGGACTTCCAACACAGATGCTATCGCTTACGAAGTATCAGATGTAAACAAAGCGGTAATCGCAGTTACAACAGCCACAGGTTACACCGTAGCGACAGTAGCAACATACAATGTCAGGGTTCTTGCTGATAATATTCACTATACACATAGTGATTATGTCACAGCAACGGTCACCACATTGGCATAAGGGGGTGGAATAAATGGCTGATTATTTACAATTAATCGATAACGAGAGATTAGTATCGATAGGTAACGATTTTGATTACCTTGAAGCGGTGGATGGTTATATAGGATTTAAACTCTTCCCTGCAATCAAAACAGAGAACATCAAGTTGGCAGTAGCCGACCTGACAGAAAAAGGGAAAGTGCCAGTAATGGCATTGATACACGCCCTTGACACAGAAGCGAGAATAGGCGACAGACCTGACCCAGAAGGGGTCAACTATGAACTGTTCCTTATCAAAGAGAAACTCAATCAGGGCGAAGCCTTGAAGAAACTCTTGAGGAACGGAATGCTGAATCCTGACAAACAGGCTATGTTGGAAAGAATCTACAATGACGCTGCTAACCTTATCAGCAGGGTTCTTACAAGAGTTGAGGCTATGACCTGTGAATTACTATCCACAGCGAAACTCACTATTGCAGAGAACAATGTTGCTAAAGTGGTGGATTACGGGCTTCCAGCAACCCATAGAATGACCGTACAAAGTTGGGGAACACCTGCTACCGACATCTTAGCAGATTTGAAAGACATACAGAAAAGAGCTAAGAATAAGATAGTTAGGGCAATCACAACTTCAAAGGTTATGGGCTACATTCAGGACAACACAGCGATTAACGCATTAGCGGCTGTGACCAGTAATGTCGCTTCACTCATTTGGGTGAAAGAGTTCATGTTGAAGAATTTCGGCATAGAGTTCATAGTCTATGACGGCACATACAAACTGTCAGCGCAGGACGATACTGAATACTACTTCCTAAAAGAAGATGTAATCACTTTCCTCACAACTGACGAAGTGTTGGGCAGAACATTCTTCACTTACACGCCAGAAGAAGATTTTGAGATTGTCAGCAGACTTGACGGATATGTTGCAGTTACGCAGGAAAAGACATTCGACCCTGCTGGAATTTGGACTAAAGCATCTGCCGTAGCGTTCCCTTGTCCTGCCGACATAAATCAAATGTTCATCTGCACAGTACAGGAGTAATTTGATTAAGAGATTGGGAAAGGGGGAAACCCCTTCCCAATTCTGACGGAGGCTGAAATGGACGAAACGACAATCAAAAACAGAATAGCGGCTAAGTTCCCACATCTTTCAATGGACGATATCACAGATATATACGAGATGGCATTGAATGATTACCTTAGGATAGTCTATCCGTACGACAAGAGCATAATAGCGATACCTGTCGGTCATGAGAGGGATTATTCGTGGGTTAAAGCGAGAATGATTGACATAGTGGAAAGGTCAGGCTGTTCGTCAGCCAAAGCCTATTCTGAGAACGGTCTTTCAATATCATTCAGCAGTGCGTATATTACAGATGAACTTAGAAAGCAGTTAGTCGGGAAAGTGAGCGTGCCTCAATGATCTGTTCCAAGAAACTATACCTTTGCAAAAGGACTAATGAACTCAATGCAGAAGTCGGCGTTTACGATTCGCCAGTATCTTACTGGGTAAACTATCAGCCGATACAAGGGTTCACCAATGTAATGCAGTATGGTGAAAGGGTCACGAAGATATACAGGGCTATATTGAGGTTCGAGCAATATGCTGGGATTTTCAAGGAAGGCGATTTGGTTTATCTTTGCGGTAAGAATAACGAGGACGGAGCAGACCCAGTAATAACGGAAACTTATGTGAACGGCTATGGAGCGAACGCTAAAGTCATTTCAGTCAGAAATCAGAATCTTGCAATCGAAGTTACTTTTGAGAAACGAATTATGAGAGGTGAACAGACATGATGATAAAAGTTACAAGAAACAAAGTCGTAAAAGAAATACCCAAAGAGTATTTAGGGATTTACCTTAAAGCAGGCTGGGTAGATGTAAAGGAAGATAAGAAGAAATGATTGTCAATGTAGAGATGTCGCAATCCTCAATAAAGAAAGCATTAACTCAGCTGAAAAGGTTCGAGAAACGCTATGCAGGTTATTCAATGAATAGCGAATCTATGAAGGTTTTCCTTGAAAAGTGCTTTTACAGGATTACAGAGATTGCGAACCGCTACATAGACGCATTGGAAGGCTTTGAAGAGCCTGAAATAAAGAATAAGCTGAAAACAGGCTGGACTATGGAAATAATAGGGGGAACGCTTACAGTCAGGAATGATGACGATAAAGCGGTATTTTTAGAATTTGGCGTTGGACTTGTGGGTGGGGGTTCGCCTCACCCACAGGCTTCCGAGCAGGACTATGAATACAATATCCCCACAGAATACAAAGGAAATGACGGTTCGTGGTGGTTCAAGACGCACACCGCAGAAGAGCCAGTCGATTTGAAAAGAAGGAATTACACCATAAAGCCTCTTTACAGAGGTCAAAGGCTTCTGATTAACACCAAAGGCAACGAGGCAGGATTATACGCCTATAATGCCTTAATGGATTTCGTTATGAACAACGAAGCTCAGAAGATATGGGAATCCTTAGATGAACAAGGCACAGGTGGAAGCACATGGATATAACGGTAAAGGACAGGATATTAGACGGGCTTAAAGTTTTTATGGCTGAAATCCCTTTGCAGACTGGCTTGACATTAGCAGTAGTCGGCAAAGCACCTTTTTCACCCACATATCCGTTGCTGAAATTCACCGAAGCGAGAAATGTGACAATGCCTATGGGTTACAACCGCAGGCAGAGGGTATCTTCTTTGGGATTTCGTGTAGATGTTTATATGTCTGCTGACGAGATTTACGACAAGGAAGATGTAGTAAGGACAATCATATTCTATGCCAACCAGTACCTAACAGAGGTGGCAGGGTTAAGGTGTATGAGTGTGAACTATTTTGACGAAGAACCATACAGGGGGCAGGCTATGTACTCTTGTGATTATTTCGAGAATAAGCAGATTATTTATTAAAAGGAGCAGAGAAAATGAACGAATACACAGTTTATAATGACAATAGGGGGCAGACAGGTTATTCCGCAATGCTTCTTGTAAAAGAGCCGAGCGATACCCTGTATTCTATAATATGCCCATTAGAAACAGTACCGAGCGTGTTCGGATCACCCGAATCGTTCGATTACAACTTCCTTTCAGCACCTACAAAGGGCAAACTTGAAGGGAAAGAAGAACTTGAAACAAAAGATGTGGAAGTATTCTGGCATCGTGACAACGCATTGAGGTTAGAAGCATTGCAGGGCAGGATTCTTGATTTCCTCGTAGTCTATCAGGACTATTCAGGAAGAGCCTTTTCAGGAACTCTAAGGGCAAGACCTAATGACGCAGGTGCAGAGATACTCAAAGGAACAATGACTATAACACCATTGTCAGCGACAACCACATCATTGCTTGATTGCAGGGATTTGATTAAGCCGACAGTATATTTCGCTTCCAAAGTGCCTGACAGCGTTGCAGTGACCACCACTACAGCGAGCGAGATAAACATAACCACAGTTCCTTTCCTCGCTACAATAAGCGCGACTGTCGATAATTCAGCGTTTACAGTAACACCTACACAGCCTACAGGAACAACTGCAGGCAAGATAGCAATCACAGTAAGCACAGCTGCGGTATCTCCACAGTACGGAATTGTTACAGTAACAGTTTCCGATACAGGATATGCAGAATGGAAAACGACAGTAGCAGTAAGTTTCTAAAATAAAAAAAGGAGATTACCTAATGAGTAATGAATTAAAGCCGTTCTTAGTGATAGACGGCAAGACATACGAGATAACCAAGACCAGATTCCTCATAACGAAATATGAGGAACTGGTTAATGAGATGAAACCTTCTGATGAAAAGGCAGAGGACATTTCAAAGAATGTGCTGATATTCCAAAGGCTTTCCGCACAGGTAAGAGAGGCTTCCGAGAAACTTGAATCCTCAAAACAGGCGTTCTATGATGAACCTAATAATGCTGATTTAAGAAGCGCCTATAAGATATTCAAGGAAGATTACAACGAAGCATTTGACGAGCTTGTGTCATTTGAAGCCAAGCATAAGTCGATTTCAGATTCTATGACATTGTCATTAAGCATTTGGGAAAGACTTTTGATTGAGGCTTTGTCAGAACAGCATGGATTGACACAGAAAGAAGCCAAAGAGATGTGGGAGAACCATGTTGATGAAATTGGCGAGAATCAGGCTTCCGAATGGCTGTTCACATTCTATAAGACATTGTTCGAGAAAGAGGAAAAGTCAGACCCTTTTTTAGAGAGGGCGAGGGAAATGCAGAACAGAAAAGCACAGCAGAAATCCTCGCTGAACAAGGTTATCAGACACTAAGGGAGTTCTTCACAGAAGAAGAACTGCCGAGAGCGATAGAGTACGGTATGCCGTTAGACTTGTTCTGGCATGGCGAAATGGCGCTGATAAGCGCATACGAGAAAGCATATGTACGCAGGACTACTCTATTGGCGTACCATACTGCTAATTATATGAAGACGGCTTTTGAACTTGCACAAGGCAATGTGTGGTCAGGCAAAAAAGGAAAGTACCATGATATGCCTAAGTATAAAGACCCGATTGGCAAGAAGACAGAAGTCACCAAAGAGAACTTAGAGATAAAGCACAGAAACCTTATGGCTGAAAACATGGCGTTTTTAATGAGAAAGGACAACAAGATAAATGGCGAGATATTCAGCAGGAACTCTTGAATTTAAGATAATAGGAACATCAGACGCCTCTACGCAGTCATTGCAGAGAGTGGTTGATAAGTTAAATCTGATGAACACGACCCTTTCTTCTGTAATGAGGAATTTCGGAGGTTTGCAAAGTTCCATAAAAGGAATGACGAGTACAGACCTAAAATGGATTTCCTCATTGTCGGCAAGGCTGACTAACCTCAATTCAAAAGACCTGACAAAAGCCACAAGTAATTTCCTTTCATTGACAAATGCGATAACACCATTCATTGACAAGGTGCGTTCGGCACAGAGCGCCCTTGTCGCACTTTCTAAAGTAATGGATAAGACTAATACAATGAGCGTAATCAATACGGCATTGGATTCCACAGCGAAGAAAACCTCAGCAACTTCTATAAAATCAACAAGTTTAGGAAAAGCACTTAATTTCGGTTGGGCTTTAGGCAAGATTTATTTCATATTCAACTACACTAAGAGATTCGCCCAAATGGTCACTAACATGGTTCAGAAAGCGGTAGACTATACTGAAACATTGAATATGTGGCAGGTAGCCATGAGGAACAATATAGACATGGCTGACGAGTTCATTTCCAAGATGAACAGGGCATACGGCATAAGCGAGCAGAACCTTATGAAGTATCAGGCTACTTTCAAGAACATGTTTTCCGCATTAGGGCAGATTAACGAAGAGATTTCATACGGATTATCGGAAGCAATCACGCAAATGGCAATCGATTATTCGTCTTTATATAATGTCAAGATGGAACAGGCAATGACCACATTCAGAGCCATGATGGCAGGTCAGGTAAGACCTATCAGAAGCATATCAGGTTATGACATCACAGAGAATACCATATTCCAGTTATACCAGGATATAGGCGGTACAAAGACAATGAGGCAGTTGTCGCAGGTAGAGAAGAGATTGTTGAGAATCCTTGCTACTTATCGTCAGATGGGTGCTTCGGGTGCAGTAGGCGATATGTCTAAGACCATAGAACAGATGGCTAACCAGTTGAGGATTATGAACGAGTTAGGTACTGAATTAGGTCAATGGATAGGGATGCTTCTCAGAGGTCTTATAGAGAGTTCAAAAGTATTAGTTTACATAAATGCAGGACTTATCGTAGCACGCAGGATAGTACAATCTATGGCTGTATTCTTCGGTTATGAAACTCCTGACTTCTTAACAGATTTAGTTACCACAGTAGAAAAGGGCAACGAGGAATTAGACAAGATGACAGGCAAGTTGTTGTCATTTGACAGATTCGAGGCTTTAAATAAGGCAGACACAGGTGACGTCACAGGAATGATTGACGAGGCATTGCTTAACGCAATATCCCAATACCAGTCGATTTTGGGAGATACATCTTTTGAAGCGCAAGGCATTGCAGATTCATGGCTGAAGACTTTAGGCTTCCAATATAATGCGACTACTCAATTATGGGAATACGAAGACGGAATGGAAACCATAGTAGAGAAAATCAAACAGGCAGGAACGGGCGTATTAGGGTGGAGTTCTGTTTTTATGGCAGTCAAACATCCTTTCAGTATTTTACTTGCTTCATTCGCTTACCTTTATGCTACATCAGAAGATGTAAGAGAATCTGTCACAGGCATAGGCGAGCAGTTAGGAAAGTGGAAAATTGGGCAGAAGATGTGGGATGACTTAATCTTGATAGTAGGCACTCTGACAAAGATAATGGAATGGGTAGCCAATGCTCTGAATTGGACTTTGAATTTTCTATTCGGTGGCGTAGAGTTGGAAGATGATTCAGGATATGACAATATAGGCGATAAGATTATGAGTGATATAGTTTCCGCTATGGCGGTAGGAGCATTGGTCGGATTAAAGTTCAAGTCAGGAACAGGATTCATAATAACGGCAGGGCTTGAACTTGCTATGAACTCATATAAGGCTATATTTAATGATGACGGAGATATTGTCTATAATAAGATAATGTCATATATCGCTTCTGGGCTAATAGGAGCAGGAATAGGCGCTAAGTTCGGCGGAGGTATAGGCGCATTAATAGGCTTAACAGTAGGTGTAACTCTTTCATTGCTTATTAATGCAATAAAGGATGTAGCAACGAGCAAAAACAAGGAAGCGATACTGATAGACTTCTTAGGTAAGCTAGTAGGTGGATTAGGAGGTGCTGCGATGGGATGGCACTTAGCGACAAGCAGTGCTGCATTAGGCGCATCTGCCGGTCCAGTAGGAGCTTTGTTAGGCTTCGCAGTAGGTGTGGCGTTGTCCTTCTTTATACAGTCTATCGATTGGGGTGATGTAGCACAAGCATTACGCAACATGGGTGGTCTGTATAGTGAAATGGGCTCGAGCGCATATATTGGGTTTAACATCGAAAGAACCAGTTCTTATATAGGTCCTGTCGTTAAACCTAAGGCAACGGCATATGCCTCAGGCGGTTTTATTGAAGACGGAATATTCACTATGAACAAAGGCGAACTCGCAGGAAACTTCTTTGACGGAACTCCAGTAGCCGCTAATAATATGCAGATTATACAAGGTATTAAATCAGGGGTATTCGAGGGTGTTTCCAAAGCAATGCAGAACTCCAACAAAGGCGGTGGTGATGTCTATATAGACGGAACTAAGGTAGGTAAAGTGACAGAAAGGCATGTATACGCAGAGGGAACGAGAGTAGGACATTTTGGGAGGTAATTTATGCCAGTAGTATTAATCAACGGAATACCGACTTATGTAAGTTCTTCGGACTTCAACTCTAACTATGTAGAAGATTCAAGAAAGCACATAGACATAGAGAGTGACGGAACATGGTCAGGTATAACCGATACCCAATTAGATACTATAAAGATTAACGGAGTGGCTTTCAGGGGCATTTCAGGATTGTCAAGCGTAAACACTAAAACTTATGTTGAAGAGCCTACAAGGTCTAATGACGGTTCTATACCGAATATAAACGATTATGAGACATTCTATGTTCCGAGAGTGAAGTTCAATTTCAAGTTCTTCACGATTGCGGATTATATGAGGTTCTGTATAGCGGTACAGCCTAATGAGTTCAATGTGGAGTATTTTGATAAGACATTCGGTATGAGGGTTTCGCACAAGATGTATATGGAACCAGAGGAACTGACTGCTTTATTCAATATAGAGACAAAGGTAATCGGAATACTTGATTACGAGGTTTCATTAATAGGCACGAATAACGATATGAATACTTACTCATTGAGTTACAATATAAACGGTGGCGGTTCTCTCATATCGCATTTAGTGTTTGATATAGGAACTACATATGATCTGAATGACATAGTGCAGTCCACGAGCTCGTCAGGGATTTATTACAGATACATAAACTCATCTTCCACGAGCGGTCACGCATTGACGGAGACCGATTACTGGGAGCTTATGAATACCGATATGATAAACACTCAGACATTAAATTGGGGCGAGGGCTTCACTGTCATACCTGCGACTGGGGTAAGCGACTATTACACGATTACAGCAGGTTACACATTGACTGGCTTCAACACTAAGGCTGACGGTTCAGGGTTTAGTTATTACCCTAATCAGAGCGCATCCATATTTAACAATCTCGTACTATACTGTCAATGGAGTGTGGCATAATGGCTAAGATTAAGGCAGTAATTGACAATACTTTGGAATTTACTAATCGATGGATAAGCGACCTAAAATCTACTACTCAAAAGACAAATGATCCAGTTAAGCCTGTGTATAGTGTTTTGGCTAATTATGGCAATATGAGTGTTACGGATAGGGATAAAGAATTAAAAGACTATGTGCAAGACGGCATATTCCCTACATTGAATTTCGAGATAATCTTATATATCAACGGGAAGCAGATACAGTCACACACAGCCATTGTAACACCGTACGAGAACAATTCAATGACCTTTGGAATGGAAATGACAAATAAACTATCTCAATGGGATAACCTAATGTACACAGGTTATACCATTACGGCGGGAACAACAATAACGGCATATGATTTACTTGTAGATATGATAACTACTGCTATACCAACATTGACAGAACCTGATGTGGCTGAAATGTGCGATACGATAATGGTAAATGAATACTATCAGGACACCGTAAAGGAACACTTGAAGAATATCATAATACCGGCTGTTGGTTCTGCAATAGAGGTTCTTCCTGATACTCTTAGAATTTCAGTTGAAAAAATCTGTCTTTTAGGGCAACTGCAAGTATATGAAAATGATGATGGTGAAGTAAAATTTGTGAATGACAGACCTTATGCTACGGCAACGGAAAAAGCAGCCGCCAAAGTCATACCTTTGAGTATGCAGAGGACTTCATTTATCTATGAAGTTCTATTGACTAATGCATACACTAATGTATTATATAAGTAGGGAGATAATAGATGGCATTAGATAATATACTTACAATAAATACAAATGAACTTTTTAGGGATAAACCTTATTCATTATGGGGAGGCAATTTCATAGGTCTTTATGATTTTATAGCCTATAATGAATATTCAACTGTTGGTGGTAATCCACCTCCCGAAGGTGGTATGTATTTTTTTGGAACATACGGGCAAACCGTTGCGGGAATGAAAAATTTAACAGATATGGATATAGTAGCAGGTGATAAAATATATGTAAGATTACAATACCGTGTATATAGTGGATATGAAACCGAAACTGACAGACAGATAGTTATGACATTAGGCGGGGTTGATCTATCAGTTCCTTTCACTTATTCAACAGATAAAGATGTATTAAAAACATTCACTACTGTCGCAGAAATGGTAGGGGTTGGCGGTAAGGTTAATTTTGAATTTGTTTGTACTTATAGCCCCTCGTTTTCTAATGCAGGTTATTGTTATATAATAAAAATAGGTATGATAAATCTTACAAAAAGATATGGCGCAGGGCGAGAACCTACAAAGAGCCAATGCGACACATTGTTTCCTGATATTGCATCTATGACCTACTATATGGAGGACATGATCAAGAATAATATACTTGCAGATTATGCAAATGGTATCGTTACAGCTTCGCAAGAAGAATTGGCTTGTTTAGATGTATATGACATAAATGGAAACAAAGTATTGGATTTTACCAAAGGTGAAATACTTAGAGTAGGCGATATAGTAAGGATAGATAAGGACAATATAGGGAACTCATTGTTAAAGAAGCCTAACGGCAATCCGAGATATTTTCAGATAGTAGAAAGAACATTCAAAAATTCAGGTGTTCCGTTACTGTCATTAAAATATAGAGAAGTTATATAGGAGGAAATCATGGCAACATGGAACAGAAACAAAGTACCACCAGCAAACCTAAATGCGGGGCAGCAATACAACTCAGATTATAGAATTTAATTAGGAGGCACGAAATGGCAAGGACATTAAACATAACATTAGACCTTTATAACGAGAATCGGACAGTCTACAAAGCCAAACAGGGTGATGCTAATTCAAGGTTTCTGTTAGCGACAATTACGGAATTAGGAGTGCCTTTCAGCATACCCGCAGGCAATACGGTTTATCTCAAAGTGCGTAAGCCTGATGAAACCTGCACCTTAACTCAGGGAGTGATTTCTGACGGTAAGGTTTTAGTAGAATTAACTAATCAGACTTTGGCTGTTGCAGGAATTGCATATTGCGAGATTAGGATATTGCAGAATGACCCGATTGAGGACTTGAAGACTATAAAGTTCACTATGCAGTTCGACAGTTCTGTTTTCCTTGATGAGATTGTGGAAAGCACGGACGAGTTCACGGCATTAGAAGAAGCATTAGCAGCCGCAGGCTCAATCGGAAAGGTGTCAGAACTGCACACGATAGAAAAATCGACCTTAGTCGCAGGAGTGAACGAACTTGCTGACAATCAAGGCACTATCGCAGATTTGACGACCACAGCCACAACCTTAGTAGGTGCGATTAATGAGCTTGACAGTGAGAAGGAAGATAAATCCAACAAGGTTACAAGCATAGATGATGAAAGCACAGACACAGAATATCCGAGTGCAAAACTGACCTATGACCAGTTAGCCTT